ATCGACGGCACTGCCAAGACCTCCATGTACCCATGGAACAAGAGCCAGTACATCATCAAGAAGCACCGTGTCTGGCGCATGAAGCCTCCCGGGGCGGTTGTATCCTTCGCCGACACCGCCACGACCGAACCCGTCATGATGGAGACGAACGGCTCGTCCTCCAACCCGTACTTTGTCCGCTTCTCTGTCAACGTTCCGATCGCCAAGAAGCTGCTCTTCAACGATTCGGCCAACGGATCCTATGACTCCAAGTACCCCGTCAACGACCACTTCAGCATCGGCTTCTACGTCATCGACGGGACCGGCCAGGCCTTTTTGTCGTCTCGTTACCCCGCGTACACGTACCTCGTCAGTACCCTCCGCTACACCGACCCTTAGGGTTAGGGTTAGGGTTCGTGTTAGAATCAGATCCGTAAAAAATTAAGAATTTCAAAAATTGCTTACCAAAATCCGAAATTGCTCAGCATTTTCCGTCTAAGTGGACTAGGTCTTTCATTGCCTAGTCCACCCCTGCTACCGAACCCCTGCTACCCGTTGGTTTTTCCAACGCCAGGGTACGGAGCCATGCCAGCCACCCAAGTGTCCGCCCTGCTGGGCACGGTCCACGACTACACTGAGGCCGACGTCGACGCTCTCAAGGAGTTCGGCGAGACCGAGTGCAAGTACATGGTCATCGGCTTCGAGGTCTGCCCGACCACAGCAAGGCCGCACCTCCATACGGTGATGCAGCTGAAGCGCAAGAAGAGTCTGTCCGTGATCCAGCGCCTGGTCAACCCCCGCGTCATGGATACCAAGTTCCCCCTCCGCGCCACCGACCCCACCCACTGCAAGTTCGCCCCCGACTACTGCAAAAAGGGCGACATCAGCAAGAGCGACTGGGACGCTGAAGGCAACAAGGCTGAGTTCTTCGGCCTGAACGCTGACTTCTGGGAAACTGGCCAGTTCGTCCCCCCTGGCGTGCGCACCGACCTCATGAAGCTCGTCCAGGTCATCAACGAGGCCCCGAACTTCCGGTCCGTGCTCCACAACGAGGAAGTGGCAGAGACGCTTTCCCGTAACCTCAACTACGCCCGCCAGGTCTTCGACGCCAAGAAGCCCAAACCGGTGGAGAACTTCGCCCCCCGCCCCTGGCAGTCCGCCCTCCTCGACCGCCTCACCGCCCCCGCCGACGATCGCACGATCTTCTGGGTCTGCGACCCCGCCGGCGCCGCCGGCAAGACCACCTTCTCCAACTACCTGGTGCGCAACCACGGCGCGACCATCCTCGCCGGCAAGGCGGCCGACATGTTCTACGCGTACGACATGGAGCCCATCATCATCATCGACATCCCGCGCGCCGACAACCAGGAGTACCTCAACTACGGTGCCATCGAGAAGCTCAAGGATGGCGTCTTCTTCTCGGGCAAGTACAACTCGGCGCTAAAAGTTCGCGACGCGAACGCCCACGTAGTGGTGTTCTCTAACCACCCCCCCGATCTGTCCAAATGGACCTCGGACCGTTTGGTCCAGATTGATCTCTCCCCCCTTCCCGTCCCGCCCCAATTTGTGTCCTCACAATTTTCCGACCCCTAGTTGTCGTACATTCGAGATGGCGTATGGAAAGCGAAAGCGAACAACTAAACTCACTCCTCTACGCCGTCGTCGGGCTGCTCGTGCTTTTGTCCGCAAAGCTAAGCGCCACCTCCGGAATCCGCCTCCTGCGTTCAAGAAGCGGGTTCTTAAGGTCCTTAACACTACAAACGAACTCAAGATCCGAACCATCGTTCTCTCCTCCTGGACGGACGGATCCGTCTCTCCAATCGATTACGATCACACCAGCATCTACGGAGGCGGCCTCGCTTCCGGCTACATCGGAACTTCAGGAACCGGTTGGCTCATCCCAAACGTTTTAGCCCAGATCCCGATCATTCAGGGAACCTCCCAGCAGCAGCGCGTCGGGAACTCCATCAACGTCAAGAGCCTCAACCTGAAGGGCTACATCGCAGTCTCCCCCTTTGACGGAACTACCAACCCGCAGCACATCCCATTCGAAGTCCACATGGTGATCTACAAGAAGAAGAACGACATCACTGGGAGCCCGAGCACCATCCTCGAGTACCCCAACAACACCAATGGCAAAATCGACGGCACTGCCAAGACCTCCATGTACCCATGGAACAAGAGCCAGTACATCATCAAGAAGCACCGTGTCTGGCGCATGAAGCCTCCCGGGGCGGTTGTATCCTTCGCCGACACCGCCACG